GATCCCGAGCACGGGCTACGCCTACAGCCGTCCCGCCCCTGTTGTATTCGCGACGCCACTCCAGACCTTTTGCAGCCTCCTCACGTACACCCTTTGGTGGTGTGAAGTCTATGGTCTCGTATGCCTTGGTTACGGAAGAACTATTTTCTTCTTTGCGAAAAAAGGGCGCTTGCGCCACGCCACCTCCGAGGCTTAGTGTCTCCGGTGAATCGTCAACGTCTGAATCATCGTCTACGTCGCTGTCGTTGTCTGTAGATACCGCTTCCATGGCGATGGTCTCACCTGCCAGTGCCTGCACTGTCGACAGGTCGAACCCAAGTTGCACGCCATATTCAGGGATAGCAAGCTGTGCGTTGATCTGGTCGGCGATCATATTCCAGAAGGGAACACGCACCATGTTCGTGAAATCCTTGCTTGCCTGTTCAAAATTGCTGTAGGTGGCAGAGGATAACCCCATGTGCGTTCCTGCAATAATCGGGTGCACCTTGTAAGCACCACAGATGCGCGTCTCGTACTGACCGAATGTATCACTGAGGCCTAGTTCATTCCAGTCAAGGGCGAGGCGCTTGACGTCCTTAACACCCCACATGATGCCAACGGAGCCCCTACGGTCGCCCCCATACTTACGCTTAAACGAACGTTCAGCAAGTGCCACCTGGTCAGGTGTGAGCTCTTCGTCGTAGACTACGATTGTCTTAGGCATGGCGTCGTTCTTGTGTATGTTAAACACCGTAGACGTAGCTTCGTTATAGCCCTCAATAGACTGCGCTGCTAACTCAACAGGGCTGCCACCACCAAGGGTTTTCTCGGGATCGTACCAAAAGCCCTGGATGTGAACGACGTCTTCCTTGCGTACTGTGTAAGCTACCTGTCCATCGTAGTATAGGTAGTGTTCGACGTCGCCGTAACCATCGTTGACAGGCGCGAAGTTTTTATCTGAATACCAGCGCATGCCGATGATAGCACCCGAGGCGTTGCGTAGCTTGTACCCGTAAGCGTTGCCACCGATGCACAGGATCGTCATGATCTCACCAAAGGTCACACGCCACTGGTTACGTGTCAGCATCCCCACGATAGGGCTTTCAAAGTCGTAACCGTTTGGAGTGATCACACCGATCTGTGCTTCCGGCATCATCAGCGAATAGGTCAGCGTGCACGCCACAGCCACTGGGTTCGCCTTCCACATCTGGTAAGCACCACGCCAGTTGACGATAGGTGTGAAGTTATGCTTGTTCCACAACTCCGTAACTGGTATAGGAAGGTCGTTCTGTGCGACCTCGCCAGTAGGGGAGATGAAAGCCTTGATTTGTTGAATTAGTCCCATTGTTCTTGTCCGTTATAGAAAAACAACCCCAGCACCTTGCGACTTAACCGCCGCCATCTCAGCGTAAACGAGAGCATCCACCATGTCGTCGTGGTTGCCCTCAGGGAAAGATAGTAGTTCCTGTTCGAATGAAGGCTCCAGCCCCCGTACGTGTGTAACCAACAATTGCTCATACCTTGCCAGCAGAGCGTGGAACCGTGTTACCTTGTCACGGTCTGGTTTGACAGCCTTTACTGGTAGGGATGTCTTGCGCAGTAGTTCCTGCACGACTGCCACCTGATACTGGACGGCCTCGATGTTGATACGTGATGGGTTCCATTTGGCCGCTAGGCTTTGGACGCCTTGCACTACCTCATGAAACCCTACCTTGCCCCTCCACATGTCCAGCACGTACCTACGCCCCGAGTCCTTGTCGTAGCCAACAACAGCGATGGCTGTGTAGTCAGCCGTATCGGATTTGCTGATTGCCAAATCAACACCCATCCCGATCTTCAGATCCCGTGGCACCTGGTCGCTGTTGACGTATGTGATCATCTCACGTTTAACCAGAGCACCCTGCACATCTACAAACTCAGCCAGGTATTCCTGATTGAACACGACCGTCGGTAGCTCTCGCTGTGCAGCGTCTATTTCGTCCTGTGCGATGTAGGGATTCACGCTCGTAGGCATGCGGAAACTGGCATATGTTTCATCGAGCCTGGCACGTTCGTACATGGCGTGGAAGTCGTTGCGTCCCTTTGGCGTGCTGAAGAAATACCCGTCGCCCTTGTAATCCGTCAACGTCGGACGGATCGCCTCGTTCCATGCGTCCATGAAGTTCCTGACCATCGCCACCTCATCGCAGACGACACGCGCATACTTACGGCCCCGCACGCTGTCGAAGGCGTCTAATGACCAGCAGTCGATGATACCACCCGTCTCGATAGTCAGGCGCTTCTCCTGTTCGCTTACACCCGTGATGATAGGGTGCAGCGTTGTCTTGAGTGCCTTCCAAACATCAGATAGCATCTTGTACGTCGGTGCGAAGTAAGCCGCAGGGCGTCCCATAATAGCCGATTCGATAAGCAGGGCCTCCGCCATTACGGTCTTGCCAAACCTTCGACCACAGGCGACCGTGTTGAATCGCCTCCGGTTACGGAAGATTAGCTTTTGGCCGTCGTGTAATTGGGCGTCGATGGTAATCACAACGAAGCGTCCTTTGGCCCTATGGCGATGATCTCTGCATCCTCGATGTGCTTGGGTTCCTCATGTGTAGGGGCCAGCACTATCCTGATGTCTGTCTTGCCTGACACCTCCGTTGCAGCCTTGTCCGTCTGTGCTAGGTGTTGTTTGCCCAGCCAGATCAGCATCGTGTTATCACCTGACAGGGCTTTGTCGATCTGTGTCTGTGCCAGCTGGAACCTGACGTCGTTGCGTTCGTTCTCGATCATGAGGGCATAGTCAGCCTTCAACTCACTCACTGGCACGTCACGGTTCAATAGAACCGAGCACCACCGTGACAGGGCAGTCCACCCCATCATGGCACGTGCACGACGTTTCAGTTCGGCCTCTTGTGAAGGTGTTAGGTTCATTCAGCTATTAAGTTATGCTTAATAGTTGGCCACTTATCCACAACATCACAGGCCCCTCATAAGACTAGCGTAATTGATCTGCTGTATGTCAGTCACCACAGACCGCACGTCGCTGTACATTAGGTAGGCGTCCTCGATGCTGGCGATCCCGTGCAAGACCGTAGCATGGTGTTTTTGGCTGTGCTTGGCAATCGACGTTAGCGTCCACCCGTAGTGTTTGCTCAGGATATACCAGGTGATAGAACGCGCACGTACGACGTCAGCACGCCGTGTGGGACTGTAGGCATCCTCGAGTGTGACACCGCACAGTGTGCATACGTCAGATAGGATCAACTCGTATAACATAAAAACCCCTAATTCTTTTTGACGAACTCGATGGCATCGTCAACAGATCTGACGATTCCATAGGGCACGCCATAGCGCAGGCAACAGTCCGAGAACCTGTTTTGCGTTTCCGACACCCTACCCTTTGCAGCCTTAACTTCCAACATCCACGCTCTGCCGTCACGATAGACAGCCAGGTCAGCATGGCCAGAGGTGGCGTTAATGTTAACCACACGGTACGAGGACAGCCGTGTGCCGTGTTCTAGCTGTTGTGTGGAACTGTTGACACGTACCACCATATACCCGATAAGGCATAATTGGTCTGCTATGGCCTTCTGGATTACCCGTTCGGGTATAACTCCAGATGCTTTCTTGGCAGCCTTGGCACGCTTGGCAGCCTTCAGCTCGTCCAGCAGCCTATGCTCGCTAGCATCCCAGTCAAGGTCGTCTATCTCTCTCATTGCATCCCTTGGTTGTTGTAACAGTGCCACAGTCCGTCGGTAGCTTCAAACCATGTGTAGTCGTCGACGTTATGCTCATACATCAGGGACAGCATGGTCTTGCCTGCCTTGACTCTTTGCCGTTCGACCACAGCCGACTCCAGCACCTCATGGCTCGGGATTAGTCTGGCCTCGGTAGCGGTGAACTGGGATAGGTCGGGGCCGTCGTTAGGTAGGACTCCATCCCAAGCATCGCCTGGTGGCTGTTTATACCGCTTAAAATACTCCCAATCAGCAGCCAGCACGTCGTGTAAATACGTACCTCGGGTTGCCTCGACGACGGCATCCACCGTTTCCGGTTGCAAGGTGCCCCCTAACGCAGCAACCGAAGCCAAATCGTCGCAACTGTAACGGTGCCATTGACTTACGAAGAAATCCAGCATCCTCTCGGTTGCTAGGTTGCATGATGAAACTATAGTTTTCACTCTATACTTTTCATTTATTTCTCCTTCTACTTCTAATATATTCTTACAACCTAGCAACCTAGAGAAGTATATATATATAAATAAAGGGGTTAGGTCGGTTGCCACCTGTTGGTCCGAACTGACAACCTTCTGGCAATCCGGCAACCTAGGTGTGGCAACCGGACTCAGAAGCCCCATTTCGACCAATTCGTCACGTGTGAACAGCATTAGAACTCCCCTTCCTCATCTACGTTAAATGGCGAATGAGCACCGCTCTTCGTGCCTATAATCACGTTGTAGCCCCTTCTCGTGCCCGTGGTGGTCTTTTTAGCTATGCGGGGTATGTTGGCCTTGGCTAATGCCCTTCCAAGCCCGTAGATAAACTTATCGTTGATTTGCAGGGAGATCTTCTCTTCATCGTAGACACGGTTCGCCAACTGTGATGCTACCTCGGATGTAGTCAGGAACGGCACGTGAGCCCCTGAGCCCTCCGGTCTGTGCGTTATGTACTTTGCCACTAGGTCGTCGTATTGTGTCAAAACTTCGAAGTGCTTATTCCAGTCGTTGATCTTGCTGATCTCACGATCATCGAACCAGTAACGTTTCCCCTCACGATAGTAGGCCACAGCCTGCGACCACAGACCGTCGATGTCAAACTGGCGTATAGCCGTGATGTCAATGTTGCCCCCTACCGGTATGACAGGGAACCGCCGCGATCCGGTCTCGTCGTTCAGGAACGTTCGCCTATTAACAGATCCGGCAAAGGAGCATCTTCTGGCGTACGTCGTCTCATACTTATCGTATGGGGACCGCAGGCGCATGGTGTCGGACGTGATGATGGCCTTGATAGATTCGTGCTGTTTTTTCGTCATGGACTCCAGTTCGTCATCTACGACCATGAAAGACCTGGCGATTATCAGTTTGACGTCCTTGTCATCGGAGATGCTGCCCTCATGGTAATAGTCTTGGCGAAGCTCAACAGGGCATAGGTGCCGTAGGTAGGTCGTCTTGCCTATCCCCTGCCCGCCCTGCAGAATTAGCATGATGTGGTTTGGTTTGTGATCCAAAGCACCAGCCACAGCCCCGATAAGCCACTTCTCGATGATCATTTCAAATATTGCATGCTGTACTTCGGCTGAGTTGTGCTTGCCATCGTCGATGTCGGCATCGTGTGGCAGTAGCTGGACATAATCACGTATAAAATTGCGATCGCCTGCTTTCCACTCGTCCAAACCTTCGAAATACGACTTGATAGGGTCGTGCTTAGGTACGAAATCACTGTCCAGCACTTCGTTCATGCGCTCTTTGGTAATCTTGATGCCTATCTTCCGCATCTTACGAAGCTGACTGTGCACCCAGTAGTCCGTCAGGGCTTCAAATTTTACGTCGTTGTCGCCCCTGAGCTCAATTTTGCCTGTGATGACGTTCTTGCGGAACTCGTAACCACTGGAGAGGTACGATTCAACCTTGTCGAGGATCTCGGTGGGGTCTTTGGTCTCGAGTTTGATAATGTCCTTGGGAACCTCATACCCATGTAGCTTGGCGTAATAGTACAGCGTGGCAGTGGTCACCCGTGTTAGCTTATTCTTGAGAACATCGGCATACGTCAGGCCCCCAGACATCGGTGACCACTCCTCGAGGAGCTGTGCGGCCATCTTATCGTCTCCGAGGGCGTGTGCTACTGCTGCCACTACTTTCTTCCACTGGATGTGATCCTGCTGCTTAGGTATGACACGTAGCATAGCACGTATCTGATCGACGTTAGGCTTGGTGCCACCGAAGGCGTTGAAAGCGATCTCCAGATCCCGTGCTTCCTCATGGCCGTCTGTCATGTCCGCGATCTGATCCATGGTCAGGATGTTGCCCCAGACGTGGATCTGTGCGTTCTTAGCACCAAACCAGAT